GGGTCCGACACCTACCACAAAAAATCACTTTTGGTGTCGTACGCAATGTGCCTACAATAAACGCGCACGCAATTCGCAATAAACCGGCCAATGTCTGACTCAAGCAAGTTGACTGCTCGTGGACCGTCAGCGCCATTTGCGAAAGCACTTGGCTGTTCTGTCCGATCACTTGCAGAATGGAAGCGCCGCGACGGTTTCCCGATGGACGGGACGCCGGAGGAGGTGCGGGAGTGGCTTGATCAGAACGGTCTCGGGCGCTCGTACACGTCGCAGGAGTCGGGCGATCTGCGCGAACTCAAGGCCGAGCTGATCAGGCGCGACATTGCGCTCAAGGACGTGAAGCTCGCCGCCATGCGTGGCGACGTGGTCGACCGTTCGGTGGTCAAGGCCATGCTGCGGTTGCTTGGGTCAAAGCTGGATCTGCTGCTTCGGCTTAAGCTGGAGGTTGAGCTAGGACCGCGCGTCGCCGGCAAGTCCGCAGCCGAGGCGAACGTCGAAGGGTCGCTGATCCTGGACGAGATCCGAGAAGTCGTGAACGCAAATCTTGCGCGCTTTGAAACTGACGCCGTGAAGCAGAGCAAGTCAGGCGCAGGCAGCGAGGAGGCGGAGTGACCGTTACAAATCCGGCCAGCCGTTCCAGTCATTTTGTTCTGGCAATCCTGAGCGGCTTAGGTTTTGGTAGTCGCATGAACAACAACCAACTGAACACGGTCGCGACGATCATCGGAAAGAACGGCATCACCGCTACGCATCAAAGCACGCTGGCTGCTGCGATCCTCGCGGGCGTTCAAGGCGGCGCTGACCTCAAGAGCGCGTTTGACCACGTCATCGGAGCCGGATCCTTCGACAAGCTGGTCGGTGACCTTTACGACAGCTTGCGCGCTGGCCGCTAAATAACTGCAAGAGCGCTTTGGAAACCAAGCGCTCCTTTTCTAACCGAAAAACACTTTACAACCTGAGCCGCTTGGGTTTCATTGATCGCATGAACAACACAACCACCGCCACGATCGACAACCGCCAATACACGCTGACCGAGATTGCAATCGGTGCGCTGACCGCAGCCGATATGGTCAGCCGCAATTGGGAGCCGAAGCTCTGGATCGCGACCGGCGTGCGCGGCGCGCAGTTCCTCGTCATGCAGCGCAAGAGCAACGGCGAGTTTGTCCGCTCATGAGCCAGCCGACAGCCGACGACATCCGAGCAGTCATGGCCCACCTAGGCCAGCGCGGCGGTCGCGCGCGCAGTCAGGCCAAGGCTGAGGCCGCGCGGCGTAACGGCGCGAAAGGCGGCAGGCCCAAGAAGAAGCGCCCATGATTTCCGAGTTCCGCGTTGCCGACATCGTCGTGATCCAGCCTTACCACCGCGAGCGCGACGAGGCGCCGACCGTCTATGAGGTGACGGCTGGCGGTCTGGCCGGCGAGATCGTGACCATTGCGCCGCTGGTCTGGCCGCGAGGCGAGGAACGACCGACCAGGACTGTCCAGGCCAACACGCTACAACGCATCCCATGACCGAAGCCGAAGACTCCTTGGCCGAGCTGCGCTTCCCTCGACCGGACCGCGCGCCGATCTACGACTGGGCGCGTCGTCACGTCCAGTTGCCGGAAAGCTACGCCACGCCGGGACCGTTCAACGTCAGGTTGTCGCCGTGGCTCGTTCCCATCTTCGACGCACTCAAGGATCCGCTCATCCGTCGCGTACACTTCCGCAAGGCCGTTCAGATCGGCGGCACGCTGGTGGCTGATGTCTGGTTGCCGTGGATCATCGCGAACGATCCGGGACCGATTAGCTGGACAATGCAGACCGACGACATGGTCGAGCGCCACGCGAAGACGCGACTGTGGCCGCTTCTGGAACGCTGCCGACCGGTCGCCGAGATGCTGCCTAAGCCTGGACCGCATCGCACAACGACCGAGATTTACTTTGGCGGTTTCTTTCTGACCTTAAACGCAGCGAACCTCTCAACGCAGCAGAGCCAAAGTATCCGTTACAAAATCAACGACGAGATCTGGTTGCCGCGCTGGCAAGAGGTCTACGGTCACGCCGTCGCGCGCGTGTCCAAGTTTGAAGAAGTGGGGCGCTCGAAGATCTACAACGTGAGCCAAGCGTGCGTCATGGACGAGCAGACCGGCAACGTAGAGCACGCAAGCTACGTCGGCGGCAACCAGCAGGAGTGGCACGCAGACTGTCCTAGCTGCCACAAGCCGCATCCGATTACATTCGACCAGTCCAGCGGTGACCAGCGCGCCGGCGTAGTGTGGGACCGCGAGGCAAGACGGGACGACAACTCGTGGGACGTTGCGCGCGCGGTTTCATCGACGCGGTTCCGCTGCGTGCATTGCGGTCATGAGTCGTCCGACTCGGACGCAACGCGCGAGGCTTGGAAGAAGACAGGACGCTTTATTGCAACGCGCACCGATGCGCAGCCTGAGAACGTTTCGTTCCGCATCGAGGCAGTCGTCGCGCGTCCGATGAAGTTTCTGGTCGAGGAGTTCTGCGAGGCCGAGAACCATTCATTGCGGACCGGCGATGATCAGATGCGCGTGGACTTTCGCACTAAGCGCGAGGCAAAGCCGTGGCTGGTCGTCAAGAAAACGATCAACTTGTTCCAAGCCACGCAGGCTGACTATTCGTCGCAGCAGTACACTGCCGGTCAAAAGATCGACAACGAGGTCATCCGCTTTATGGCGCTAGACCGACAGCTCGATCACTGGTGGGTCGAGATCGGCGCGTTCTCGACTGCGACTGGTCCGCGCTATCGGCAGTTGTGGTTTGGCCGCGTCGACACGCGGGACCACCTGCGCGAGATCCAGCGGCAGTACGCTGTGCCGGATTCATGCGTTGCGCAGGACAGAGGATACCGCCCATCCGACGTTGACCGCGACTGCGCAGAGTTCGGCTGGCGTGGTATGCGTGGCTATGGTCGCAAGACCTGGACGATGCGAGACGAGCACACAGACCAGCTCATCAACTTCCCGTTCAGCGAGCCTCGCGTGAGTGATTACCGAGGCGGCGACGTTTACTTCTACGAGTGGTCGGGCGACTACTTCAAGGACACGCTAGCGGCGGCGCTCGACGGCAAAGGCGACCTAAAGTGGGAGCTACCGTCCGACGTCAACCCGCTGTATGTCGAGCACCTGAAGGGCGAGTCCAAGGTTGAGGTGCGCACCGGCGTTTGGGAGTGGCGCGAGGTTCGCAGCAACGCACCGAACCACGGTCTGGACACGTCGTCCATGCTGCTTTGCATGGCGACCATCGCCGGCGTCATTCGCTACACGCCGCCTAAAAAGGATTAGCGCTAGCGCAAGTCTGCGCTCCCGCCTTTAACGTTTGGACGTTAAAGTATGGGAAACGACAATCCGTTCGAAGGGCTGGATCTCGCGACTCTTGCCACGCTGAAGACCGAGACTTTGGCCGCGATTCGCGCTGTGCTGGTTAACAGCTCCTACTCGCTGAACGGAAAGAGCGTCACGCGCGCCGACCTTTCCCGCCTCACTGTCATGCTGGGTCAGATCGTGGCTGCTATCGACTACCAGAACGGAACCAGCGCAGATGTCACTTACGTCAGCTTCAACGGCAACTAATCATGGACTTCGACGCTTCAAAGGTCATCGCCTCGGCACCGTGGTACGACAAGGCAATCTCGGCAGTTGCGCCGGCGTGGGGACTGAAGCGCATGGAGTCGCGTGTGCAGGCAGCGCTATTCAACTACAACGCAGCGCAGACCAATCGACTGTACGCGCCGAAACAGTACGGCTTGCCGTCCGAGTCGAACACGACCGTCCGCGACCGCATCGTCATGATGTGGGAAGCTCGCGACCTGGTGGAGAACTTTCCCGAAGCGCGCGAGATCAGCCGCAAGTTTGGCAACTACCTGACGCCGCACGAGTACTCACCGACCACCGGCGACCGTGAGTACAACGCGATTGTCTCGGACTACTTCCACGAATGGTGCAAGACGTGCGATGTCACGAACCGCCACACGTTCAAGAAGTTGATCCAGCTTGCAGCCGAACAGCGCCCAGTTGACGGCGACTGCGGCTTCATCATTCGTCGCGTTGACGGCGAACTGAAGATCCAGCTTGTGCCTGGCACGCGCATCGGCAATCCGAACGCACTCGGCGCGGATCCGGCTAACTACTTCCAAGGCATCTTCACGAATGAGTTCGGTCGTCCTGTGGCGTACCGAGTGTTCCGCGTGACCAGAGAGGGCGTTTACTATGATCCCGAAGACATCGAAAGTCAGTTCTTCTGCCATTACTACGATCCGTTCCGCGTGGATCAATACCGTGGAGTTACTGACTTCCACGCTGCAATCCGCACGGCTCGTATGCTCTACGAGATTTTGGAAGCTGAGAAAGCTGGTGTCCGCTTTGCTAGTCAGCAAGCCGCCCTCGTATTTTCTGACCGAGGAACTGCCAACGGCAGAAACCTGTTCACGCCGACGCCGGCGTCGACGCTCCCGAACGGTCAAACGCAGAAAAACGAACTAAGCGAGATCGGGAACATCCGGTACTTCGGCAGCGCGGACAAGATCGAGGTCATGCCGTCGAGGCCGAGCGCAGCGTTTGAAGGCTTCGTTCAGCACTTGATGCACGAGATCGCAATCGGTGTCGGCATTCCCGAAGGCGTTCTGTTCGGTACACAGAACTACAAGGGACCGAGCGTTCGCGCTGACTTTGCGGCGGCTGATCGCGTGTTCACGCGCCATCAAGGACTGTTGCAAGACAAGGTGCTCGATCCGATCAAGAACCAAGTTATCCTCGATGCTATCGCGCGCGAACTGATCCCGCCGCCTCCGCGTCGTGAGGGTGAGACGGTCGTGCAGGCGATGAAGCGTGCGACTCGCGGCGAGTGGCGCTTCCCAGCCAAGCTGACGATCGACATCGGTCGCGAGTCTGCGGCGAACCTGAACGAGAACCGCCAAGGCGCTAAGTCGCTGCAAGAGATCGCAGCCGAGGAAGGCACCGACGCTTTCGGTCGTCTTGAGCAGATCGCGATTGAGGCGAACTTCATCTCTGAACTGGCGCAGCGCTACGGCGTGCCGGAAACCTCGATCCGCATGGTCACTCAGCAGTTGCCAGCCAATCCGGCGATGGCTTCGGCGCTCGGCGGTCAGGTCACGCAGGACGCAGTTGATGCCGTCAATGCAACGGCCAAGGGCGCGGCAGATGCTAAGGCAAGCAGCGCAGACGCTGCTCCTGAAGCCTCGCAGGCAGACTCTGAGCTGCACGATCAGCGCATCGTGATCGACTTCGCCGAGGATGGCTACGTTCCGAACGACTCAATGGCGGCCAACGCAAAGCGCGCGCTGGACGTGCGCGAGGGCAAGCCAGCCTCACAGCGCGGCATGACTGCGGTCGGTCTTGCGCGTGCGCGTGACATCATCAACAAGCGTGCGCTGTCTGCCGATACCGTGCGCCGGATGAAGGCTTACTTCGACCGTCACGAGATCGACAAGCAAGGCGCGACCTGGGACGAGCAAGGCAAGGGCTGGCAGGCGTGGAACGGCTGGGGTGGTGACGCTGGCCGAACCTGGGCCAACGCGATCGTCGAACGGCTCAACCGAAAGGAGAACGCCGATGAAACGCCGAAAATGCAGCTCAAGTCGGAAGTCGAAGCAGACTTTGCTACTCGTCGGCTGTCGTCCAAAGACTGGCTGTCTTCAATTGCGGCTTATCGTCGCGAACTCTCGGAAAAGAAAAAGGAGTTCGTCCTGCCGACGCCGGCAGCGGCGGAAAGCGGCGAGGAGTTCCTGACTCGCTGCATGGGTGACGCGACTGTCGTCGCTGAGTTTCCCGACGAGTCGCAACGTTACGCAGTCTGCCAACGTCAACTGAATCCGAGCGCCTAAGACATGGACACGCAAAAGCAGATCGACCACCTGATCGAGCTGGCAATTGAGCAGCGCGAGGAGATCGCGCGCATTGTCGGTTCGCTGCCTGAGTTGCGCAATCAGTTGCGCGACGAGGTGGCGCTTGCGCTTGAGGAAGTCGAGCCGCACCTGCGCGATGCGCTGGCAGTCATGGCTGGCGACGAGGTGAAGGCGCTTGAGGGCAAGCTGTCGTCCGAGGTCAAGGATCTGCTGAGTCGCCTTGAGTTGGCTGCTGGCGCGAAGTACACGGCGTTGATGCAGGAGCGCGAGAAGAACGCGCATTTGCTTGAGGTCGCAGAGCAGCGCATCCAGCTCGCGGCGGCTGAACTGCCGGAAAAGATCACGCAGTTGCTGGATGAAGCGGTCAAGACGCGGACTGAGTTCGCCGTGCCTGCATCCCTTCAGCCGCTCGGCAAGTGGAAGGCTGGCGAGTATCAGGCGCTGGATGTCGTGTCGCTGAACGGTGACAGCTACATCGCGAACGAGACCACGCGCGAAAAGCCGAGTCGCTCTGCGAAGTCTTGGACGCTGCTTGCTGCTCGCGGTGCGGGTGGCGGCGGATCTAACATCAACAGCATCACCGATCTGACCGGGACGCCTGGCGTCGGTCAGTTGCTCATCGGTGACGGCGGCACGTTCCAACTCAACACGCTGACGGCTGGATCGAACGTAACGATTACGAACACTCCCGGCGGCATCGAGATTGCCGCGACCGGCGGCGGTGGCGGATCTGGCACGGTGACGCGCGTTGCAGCTACTGGCGACGGCGCAGTCGCAGTCAGCGGCAGTCCGATCACGACCAGCGGAACCTTTGCGATCTCGCTCGCGAGCACGGCGGTAACGGCTGGCAGCTACGGCGCGGCGAACAAGGTCGGCACGTTTACGGTGGACGGCCAAGGTCGTCTGACCGCTGCGGCAGACGCGACGATCAGCATCTCGACTGGTCAGGTCACGGGACTCGGCAGCGCGGCGTTGCAGTCCACAACCTACTTCGCGCCTGCGACCACGGGCAGCGACATTCTGAGCGGCAACGGCTCGGGCGGCTTTGCTTCGGTCGTTGTCGGGACTGGCCTAACTTACACCGGCGGCACTCTTTCGGCTACGGGCGGCGGTGGTGGCGGCGGCACGGTGACGAGTGTTGCTGTAACCAGCGACGGCGACGTGACGTCTTCAGGCGGTCCCGTTACCGCGAGCGGCACGTTTACGCTGGGTCTGTCCAGCACGACGGTGACCGCAGGCAGTTACGGTGCGGCTGGTTCGGTCGGCACGTTCACGGTTGACGCGAAGGGCCGTCTAACGGCGGCAGCGAACACGGCGATTGCGATCACGGCTGGTCAAGTGTCTGGCCTCGGCAGCGCTGCGTTTGAAAGCACGACTTACTTCGCGCCTGCCACGACCGGCACTCTCATTCTCGCGGGCAACGGTACCGGCGGATTTGCGACCGTCACGGTCGGCTCTGGTCTGACCTATGTTGCCGGAACTCTGCAAAGCACCGCAGGTGGCGGCAGCGTGACCAGCGTTGCGCTGACCGCAGGCACAGGCATCTCGATCAGCGGTGGACCTATCACGACCAGCGGAACGATTGAGGTGACCAACACGGCACCGGATCAGGTCGTCGCGCTTACTCAAGGCGGCACCACCACGATCACGGGAACCTATCCTAATTTCACGATCAGCAGCGCCGACCAGTACACGGGTACGGTCACGAGCGTCTCGCTGACGGCTGGCACAGGCATCTCGATCTCGGGAGGTCCGATTACCAGCAGCGGCAGTATCCAAGTCATCAACAGCGCGCCGGATCAAACGGTAACGCTGACGCAAGGCGGCACAACGACCATTACTGGGACGTATCCGAACTTCACGATCTCGTCGGCTGACCAGTACACCGGCACGGTGACGAGCGTGACTGCGCAAGGTAGCGCTGACATCTCGGTGACCGGCGGACCGATCACGACGAGTGGCACTCTGTATTTCGGTCTGAGCGATACAAGCGTCACCGCTGGCAGCTACGGCAACAGCACGAACGTCGGTCAATTTACCGTCGACGCAAAGGGACGCCTGACCGCTGCGGCGAACGTCCCGATCTCGATCACGTCTGGTCAGGTCAGCGATGGCGTGGTCAAGTCGCTGTTCGGTCAGCAAGGCGTCATCACGGCGCTAAGTTATGCGGCGCTTGACACGACCGCTTCGATCACGCCATCGACGGGTCAGATCGCGTGGGATAATACTGAAGGCGCGATCAAGTCCGGTCTGCTCGGTAGCAGCGTGCAGGCGCTGCTTGGAATTGACAGCCACATTCGCGTGTACAACCCGACCGGCCAAAACATGGTCAAGGGTCAGGCGGTCGTCGCCAGCGGATCGAGCGGCACGCGGCTGTCGGTCACCTTTGGTCTGGGGATTAACGACGCAAACTCGGCAGAGACGCTCGGAGTCGTCGCTGAGTCCATCACGAACAACCAGCAAGGGTACATTCTGACCAAGGGTCTGCTCAAGCCTGTTGACACGAACGCTTTCAACGAGGGCGACATCTTGTACATCAGCGCGGTGACGCCTGGCGCGCTGACGAACGTTCGACCGATCGCTCCCAATCACGCGGTGCGTATTGGTTACGTCATTAAGAAGGCCGGAGTCGATGACGGCATTATCTACGTCGACCCGCTGAACGGATTTGAACTGGGCGAGCTGCACGATGTCTACACGTCCAGCGTCACGGCCAACGACTTTCTCGTTTACGACAGCGTCGACGGTCGCTGGGAAAACTACACGGCGGCAAACGCGCGCACGGCGATGGGCTTGGGGTCTGCTGCGTTGCAGGCCACGACGTACTTTGCACCGGCTACCACTGGCACGGCGATTCTCGCTGGCAACGGGTCAGGCGGTTTCTCGTCTGTAACGGTCGGAACCGGGCTGTCCTATGTCGGCGGCACGCTATCGGCGCTGGATGCTGGCGGCACAGTCACCAGCGTAACGGCTCAAGGCTCGGCTGACATCTCAGTCACGGGTGGGCCGATTACGACCAGCGGAACGCTTTACTTCGCGTTGTCGGATACGACTGTTGCGGCTGGCACTTACGGCACCGCAACTCAGGTCGGGCAGTTCAATGTTGATGCGAAGGGTCGACTGACCTCGGCATCGAGCGTAACCATCGCGATTTCGGCGTCTGCGATCTCTGGCGTCTTGCCGGTTGCAAACGGTGGAACTGGTCTCGCTTCGGTTACGGCTAACAACGTCATCCTTGGGAACGGCACGACGAGTTTCCTTACCGTCGCGCCTGGCACCAGCGGCAACGTCCTACAAAGCAACGGCACAAGCTGGATCAGCGCTGCGGCGGCTGGCGGCGGAGGCGTGTCTGTGACTGTTTACACCTCAAGCACGACGTGGACGAAGCCGACTGGCGCGAAGGTCGTTGAGGTGATCTGTATTGGTGGTGGCGGTGGCGGTGCGTCGGGTCGTAAAGGCGCTTCAAGTAGTAACAGACTTGGTGGTTCTGGTGGCGGTGGTGCAGCTTGTGCGAAAAACACATTCCACGCCGATCTGCTTGGCTCGTCTGAAACAATTACCGTAGGGGCTGGAGGAACAGGCGGAACATCAATCACTGTAGATACTACGAATGGCAACGCTGGCACTGCTGGCGGCGATTCTAGCTTCGGGAATTGGCTTATATCTCGCGGCGGAGGCGGCGGAGTCGGAGGAATTGCTGCCACATCCCGAGACGGTGGCGATGGCGGAAGTACCACGCGCGGCGCAGCAGGGGCATTTCAAACAACAACGACTGGTATTTCAACTGGCACATCAGGCAGGAGATCGGCTGGTACGCAGGGTTTATCGAATGAATGGGGAGGTGCTTCTGGTGCTCCTTCCTCCACCACCATTGTGCAAAATGCGGGAAGTTCGATTTATGGAGGTTCTGGTGGTGGAACAGGAGGGTCAATTAGTAGTTCAAATGTCGTCGTTGAAGGTGGTCAAGGCGGTCAAGCAGGTACATATGACGTTGGAGGCGGCGGTGCAGCGGGTACGGCTGGAGGCAGTGGATCGGCTGGTGCTGGGCCGACTTACTCTCATTGCGGAAGTGGTGGCGGAGGTGGATCAACTACTACAAGTGGACCAGTGGGTAACGGCGGAAATGGCGGTCGTGGTTGCGGAGGCGGAGGTGGTGGAGCAGGAACAAACGCCGTTGTGGACTCCGGCGCAGGCGGCAACGGAGGCAACGGCGTGGTAATCGTGATCACTTACCTATGAAGCACTTTTTGATTTCTCCGGAGAACGAGGTAAACTGCATCTTGTGGGACGGCGTGTCGCCGTATCCTGTGGCTGCTGGTTGGCTGCTGCTCAACGAGGTAGACTTTGCAACGTGGCGTGCAGACAATCCGCCTCCGCCACCGCGTCCTGAGCCTGTACCAGAGGCGGTCGGTCCTGCGCAGTTGCGAATCGCGCTGCGTCGTCTGCACAACATCAAGCCCAACGACGTGCTCGCTCTGATCGCTGCCATCGAGGACGTCGACAAGGAAGCCGAGGCCGAGATCTTGTGGGAATACGCGGCAGAGATTAAGCGCACGCATCCTCTGGTTCTCTCCTTTGGCTCTGCCTTCAGTCTCACAGCGGAACAGATAGACGAGGTGTTCCGCCAAGCTGCGCAGATCTAGTTTAACGCCAGCCGCTTCTATGTGGGCTGGATAACTGATCTCCTTTTTAACGCCGGATCGGGCGGTCTGTTCGGCATGGTCGGCTCGCTGGCGACGACCTGGATGCGCCTACGCGAGAAGAAGCTGGATAACCAGTTCCAGCTTGATCTGCTCGACAAGCAAGCAGCGTCAGCCGAGGCGGTTGCGGCTTGGTCTGCTTTTGCGGCGTCTCAGTCCGCATCGGCGTCGGACATGACTGAGAAGGTCGCGCCGTGGGCTGCTAACGTTCGCGCGGTCACTCGACCGGCGCTGACTGCCTTCCTCGTCGTTGGCGCGTTCGTCGCGATTCTGATCATCGACGACGAAGCGGTGAAGGCGAACGCGCTCCAATCTTTCCAGATGCTGGCAGGAACCTCCGTCGCATGGTGGTTCGGCTCACGCATGACTGCTCAGATGCACCAACCGACGCGCAAATGAACGACCACGCCGGAGCTAAACTGCTGTTCGCCAACGTCGGCGCATGGCTCGGAACCATTATCAGCCTGCAAAACGTACAGGTGGTTATCGCGATTCTGTCGGGTCTAGCGTCACTCGGAGTGTCGATTCTGTCGATGATGTGGCTTCAAAAGAAGCTCAAGTCCTTGGAACACGGCGACAAGGAAGAACCGTGATTTAACGCTTGCGGCAATTGTGATGACTGAAAGTCCACTTC